TTAAATAGTGGTGTTGAAATAAAAAGTGAAATATAATTTGGAAGTTTGAAAAAACTTTCGTATATTTGTTTAAATAATAATTAATAATAACTAAAAAAAGGTAAATTATGGCAATTGACTTAAATGCAATCCGAAACCGTCTGGACAGTTTACAGACGAAAACTACAAAAACTGACAATTTGTGGAAACCAAAACCTGGTAAACAACAAGTAAGAATCGTTCCTTACGTTCACAATCCATCAAATCCATTTATCGAACTATTTTTCCACTACAACTTTGGTGGTAAGAATATTCTTTCACCTCAAACACATGGTGAGGCAGACCCATTAGTGGAGTTCGCTGACCAATTGAAATCGACTGGTGATAGAAACGATTGGAATCTTTCAAAACAACTTACTCCTAAAATGAGAACTTATGTTCCTGTATTAGTAAGAGGTGAAGAATCTGAAGGAATCAAATTTTGGGGATTTGGTAAAACTGTGTATCAAGAACTACTTGCTTTCTTTGCAGACCCAGATTATGGTGATTTAACAGACCCAACAAATGGTAGAGATATCACTGTTGAGTTTAAAACTGCTAAAGAGTTAGGGAAAAACTATCCTGAAACTTATATCAGAGTTAAACCGAACCAAACTCCAATTACTGAAGATAAAAGTGTTTTAGAATTGGTAAAAGACCAAATTGAACTTCCTAATATGTTTAAGAAATATACATATGATGATATGAAGGGATTATTGGAAACTTGGATGGAAACTGGTTCAGTTGGTGAAGATAATAAGGAAGAGGAAGCTCAACCTACTCAAAACACTACTCAACCAACACCAGCACCGGCTGCTGTAGGTAATTCAACTAATACAGATGTAAAAGACGCATTTGAAGATTTATTCAATAATTAAAAACTAAGTTACTATGGCTAAAACAAATCGAGATGAATTATCATCGATTTTAGCAGATAACCTGAACAAAAAGTTCAAAGGACAATCGAAAGTAGCTTACTTCCTTGATGGCTCCGAACAGACACCCACCGACTTAACTGAGTGGGTGTCTACAGGAGATGATATGTTAGATTTAGCTATATCGAATCGACCAAATGGTGGATTTCCTGTTGGAAGGATTGTTGAGGTTACGGGACTAGAAGCGAGTGGTAAATCTCTGTTATCAGCACATACATTAGCAAATACTCAGAAGAAGGGTGGTTTAGCAGTGTATATCGATACAGAGAACGCAATCAATCAAGAATTCTTAGAAGCGTTAGGTGTTGATACTCAAAAGTTACTTTATGTACCTTTAGAAGCAGTAGAAGATATCTTTGATGCTATGGATTCAATTATCGAATCAATTAGAAAATCCGATAATAATAGATTGGTAACAATAGTAGTTGACTCTGTAGCGGCAGCAACAACTAAAGTAGAGTTAGCAGCTGATTATGACCAAGCTGGTTATGCTACTCAAAAAGCAATCATTATCTCAAAAGCAATGAGAAAGATTACAAATCTTATTGGTAGAGAGAGAATATTGGTTGTATTTACAAATCAACTTAGAGTTAGAATGGGAGTATCATTTGGAGACCCTTACACTACATCAGGTGGAAAAGCATTAGGTTTTCACGCATCTTGTAGATTGAGAATGAAACAAATGGGTAAACTCAATTCTAAAGTAGGGGGTGTTGACCAGACTGTTGGTATTAAGACTAGAGTTCAAGTTATTAAGAACAGAATGGGCCCACCACTAAGAGCAGTTGATTTTGAAATCTACTTTGATAGAGGTATCGATAGATATGGTTCGTGGTTAAACACTATGAAAACATATAAGTTGGTAACAGTAAGTGGTGCTTGGTATACTTGGGTTGATGAATCAACTGGAGAAGAGATTAAATTCCAAGCAAAAGGTTTTACTAAAATCTTAGAAGATAGACCAGAGGTAAAGGAACAAATGTATAAACAAATCTGTGATGCATATATCTTAGGATACAAAGAAGCAACTGAGAATGCAAATACAGATACAACAAAGCTAGATGAAGGACACGAAATCTAATTACAAAGAAATGTTTAATAAATTATCAGAAACTCCCAAAAGGAATGTTAATGATAAAGTTATGATTGTAGATGGATTGAATTTGTTCATCAGATGTTTTGGAGCAGTTCCAACTCTGAATGATGATGGAGAACACGTCGGTGGGGTAACAGGTTGTCTGTTATCCCTCGGCGCTCTTATCCGTAAGAACAAACCAACTAGAGTGTTGGTAGTTTTTGATGGAAAGGGTGGTTCGACACGTAGAAAGAAAATGTATAAGGGATACAAAGAAGGTAGAACAGGATTAACTAAAGTTAATAGATTGGTTGGGTATGAAGATTTAGAAGACCAAGCAGAATCTATGAAACGTAACTTTAATACGTTAATCAAATACTTAGAGTTCTTACCTGTTGATTTGTGTTACATTGATTACATTGAAGCAGATGATATTATGGCATACGCTGCCAAACATATATTTAAAAAAGAAGTTATGATAATTTCCTCTGATAAGGATTTCTTACAATTGGTAGATGATAGAATTTCAGTATATCTACCAACTAAGAAGAAACTTATGCACAAAGAGGATGTAAAAGAGTTATATGGAGTTCCATCAAAAAACTTAGTATATTATAGAATTTTTGATGGTGATAAATCCGATAATATTCCTGGCGTAAGGGGTATCGGACCAAAAACACTAATAAACAAATTAGATTTCCTTCAATCGGATGGATTAACATTAGATACCTTATTTGAAAGGGTATCTCAATTGGATGATGAGAAACTGAAAAACAAAATATTGGAACATACCGATACTTTGAAATTAAATTACGATTTAATGCAGTTATCAGACCCAATAATGGGTTCAGCGATTACATCAAATGTACGAAATATCATTGATTCACCAATCAACGGGTTAAATTCTTTTGGATTCAAAAAAGAGTTTATGGTTGATAAACTTTACACTGCGTTTAAGAATGTAGAAACGTGGTTGGTAAACACTTGGGGTGATTTGGATAAATATTCCAAACAAACCAGAAAATAATTTGGTAGTTACAATAAAAATTCGTATATTGGTACAATATGGATAAATTCGGAAACAAATTTGGTACGTCATTTCAGATAAAGATACTCTCATCTCTATTATCAGATAGGATATTCTTACAACAAATGTATGATATCCTTAAACCTGAGATGTTTGATTCAGATGCTAATGAGTGGATAGTAACAAAAACATTATCTCACTTTGATAACTTTTCACAACTACCTACATTAGATGTGTTTAAAAACGAAGTAGATAAGGTTGAGAGAGATGTTCTCAAACAATCTATAGTAGATAACCTAAAGCAAGTTTGGCATGGCTTAGAATCAGATGATTTAGAGTACGTTAAAGAACAATCTTTAGAGTTCTGTAAAAATCAAACTTTCAAAAATGCTATCTTAGAATCAGTAGATTTATTAAGTGATGGTAAATTCGATGTAATTAAATCGAAGATTGATAATGCTATGAAAGCAGGACAAGATACTGATGTTGGACACGAATACAAAGAAAACATTATTGAAAGATACGAATCTACTGTTAGAGATGTTATTCCTTGTGGTTGGCCTGTTATAGATGAATTAGTAGATGGTGGTTTTGGTAAAGGTGAATTGATAATATTTGCAGCTCCACCGGGTATTGGTAAATCTTGGGCATTGGTGAATGTTGGTATGGCAGCTGCTAAATCTGGTAAGACTGTAATTCATTATACATTAGAATTAAATGAGGGATATGTAGGACAGAGATACGATTCAGTATTGACTGGAATACCCGTACCTAAACTTAAATTTGAATTAGATGAAGTACGAAACCAAGTAGAGAAACTAAGTGGTGATATTGTTGTGAAACATTGGCCAACTAAATCTGCTGGATTGAATACTATGAGAGCATCTTTGGATAAACTTAAATTGCAAGGTAAAACTCCTGATTTGATTATAGTAGATTACGCTGATTTGTTAAAAGGTAATAGTAGAAAAGAACGACACGAAGAATTAGAAGAGATTGTTGAAGGATTGAGAGGTATTGCAGGTGAATACGAAGTTCCGTTATTTACAGCATCTCAGATTAATCGTAGTGGAGCTGAAGCAGATGTTATTACTGGTACTTCTATAGCTGGTTCATTCTCAAAACTGATGACTGCAGATTTTGTAGTATCACTTAGTAGGAAGATTGAGGATAAATTAGCAGGTACAGGTAGATGGCACGTAATAAAAAATAGATTTGGACCTGATGGAATGACTTTACCTTCAAAAGCTAATATGAGTACAGGTAGGATTGATATATACTCAGATGACTCCATTGATGGTAAAAAAACACAAGGTGATATGAACAAAGGGGAGACTTTAGTAAGAAAGAATTTGTTACAAAAATATAATGAAATGAATAAAGATATTGATTTTTAAACCATATATATTATAACCCAGCGGAACGAAATTAAAACAATAAAAGGCAAAAATATGACACAGTTATTTACAGAAAGAGTACCATTCAAACCATTTGAATATCCAATTTATTACACCGAAGGGTGGTTAAAACAAGCACAAGCATTTTGGTTACATACTGAGATACCAATGCAAGGTGATTTGAAAGATTGGAACGAAAATCTGAATAAATCAGAGAAACATTTGGTTGGAAATATCCTTTTAGGATTTGCTCAAACTGAATGTGCTGTATCTGATTATTGGACAACAATGGTAACCAAATGGTTTCCTAAACACGAAATCAAACAAATGGCGATGATGTTTGGTTCTCAAGAAACAATACACGCCACAGCTTACTCATATCTAAACGAATCATTAGGTTTAGAAGATTTTGAGGCTTTCCTACACGAACCTGCGATTGCAGAAAAATTTGAATTCCTAACCGCTACCTCTGCTGATTGGACTCACGAGGATTTACAGAAGAATCCTATTGCGAGAAAAGAAGTAGCCCGTTCATTAGCGATATTCTCAGCATTTGCAGAAGGTGTATCTTTATATAGTAGTTTTGCAGTCCTGTATTCTTTTCAGATGAGAAATCTTCTGAAAGGAATTGGGCAGCAAATGAAATGGAGTGTAAGGGATGAATCACTACATTCTAAAATGGGATGTCAGTTATTTAGAGAGATGTGTAATGAATATCCAGAACTTCATAGTGAAGTTAAAGATGATGTACATCAAGCAGCTAAGTATATGATTGAGATGGAACATAAGTTCATTGATATGATATTTGAGCAAGGTGATTTGGAAAATCTAAAATCCGATAATCTAAAAGAATTTATCTCTAAAAGAGGTAATGAGAAATTAAAAGAATTAGGTTACGAACCTACATTTAAGTTTGATGATACCAAAGCATCTAATTTAGATTGGTTCTACCATTTAACTGGTGGAACAACACATACAGATTTCTTCGCAGTAAGACCTACAGATTACTCTAAGGCAAACGAAGGTGAAGATTTCAACGATATTTGGTAAAATAATAATAAAAAAAAATAAGTTATGACAGATTTTGATAAATTGATTACAAACGTAATCGGATGGGCAGATGATAAAGGTATCTTAGTAAAAGATAACGCCCCCAAGCAGATGTTAAAAGTTTTGGAAGAAGTCGGTGAAACTGCCGGAGCTCTCCTTAAAGATGATAAAGCTGAGATAGTAGATGGAATCGGAGATTCTTTCGTTACATTAATTATCTTATCAATGCAGTTAGGATTACATCCTTCAGAATGCTTAGAAGCTGCATGGAATGAAATTAAAGATAGAAAAGGGAAAACTCAAAATGGAGTGTTTATAAAAGAATGAAAAACTTTGGAGCTGAATTTGATTGGGAAATAGACGTAGATTTTCCATCTTGGGCAAACACAGAAATCTACGTTAAGACAATATCAAAGGGGTATTTATTGGAAGGTGAAAAACCTAAAGATGCTTATTGGAGAGTAGCAACTACAGCTGCTCGAAGATTGGGTAAACCTCAAATGGCAACAAAGTTCTTCGATTACATTTGGAAGGGTTGGTTAAACCTAGCAACACCTGTTTTATCAAACACTGGTACTGATAGAGGATTACCAATCAGTTGTTTCGGAATCGATGTAGCTGATTCAATCCAAGATATTGGTACTAAGAATTTAGAGATGATGTTACTCGCTAAGCATGGTGGTGGAGTAGGTGTTGGTTTGAATATGATTCGACCAGCAGGTTCTAATATTACACAAAACGGAACATCCGATGGTGTTGTTCCATTCGCTAAGATTTACGATTCTACTATTCTAGCTACCAATCAAGGTAGTGTACGAAGAGGGGCAGCATCAGTTAACCTCAACATTGAACATGATGATTTTGATGAGTGGATTGAAATCAGAGAACCTAAAGGTGATGTAAACAGACAATGTTTGAATTTACATCAATGTGTGGTTGTTGGTGATAAGTTTATGAGAAGGTTAGAAGATGGTGATTCAGAAGCTCGTAGAAAATGGGGTAAGGTACTTCAGAAACGTAAAGCAACTGGTGAACCATATGTGATGTACAAAGGTAACATCAACAAAGCAAACCCAGATATGTATAAGGATAATGGATTGAAAGTTCATATGACTAACATTTGTTCTGAGATTACATTACATACAGATGAATCACATTCATTCGTTTGTTGTTTATCTTCACTTAATCTATCAAAGTACGATGAGTGGAAACATACCGATTTAATCTATACTGCAACTTGGTTCTTAGATGGTATCTTATCAGAGTTCTTACAAAGAGCTAAGAATATGAGAGGATTCGAAAACGCAGTACGTTCAGCAGAAAAGGGTAGAGCATTAGGATTAGGTGTATTAGGATGGCATACATATTTACAACAAAAAGGTATTCCATTTGATTCACTACCAGCTCAGTTTGAAACTCGTAGAATCTTTTCACAATTAAAGATTGAATCTGAAAGAGCAAGTAGAGATATGGGTGCGGAATTAGGTGAACCATTATGGTGTAAAGATAGTGGTATGAGAAATACTCACCTAAGAGCAGTTGCTCCAACTGTATCCAACTCTAAGTTAGCAGGTAACGTTTCACCAGGTATAGAACCTTGGGCGGCAAACGTATTTACCGAACAAACTGCAAAAGGTACTTTCATTAGAAAGAATAGAGAATTAGAAAAAGCACTTAGAAAAGCAGGTATCAATACAAAAGATACTTGGGATAAGATTATGGCAGATGGTGGTTCAGTACAAGATATCAAAGAATTAGATAATTGGGTATATTGTGATGGTAAACTAACTAAGGTAGATGGTGAAATAGATACTACTAAGTGTGATAAGGTAAAAGATGTATTTAAAACATTCAAAGAGATTAATCAATTAGAATTGGTTAGACAGGCTGGTGTTAGGCAACAATACATAGACCAATCAGTTTCACTAAACCTAGCATTCCCATCAGAGGCAACTCCGAAGTGGATGAATACGGTTCATATGGAAGCATGGAAGCAGGGTGTAAAAACATTATATTATACCAGAACTGAATCAGTTCTTAGGGGAGATATCGCTCAACAAGCTATGGACCCAGATTGTTTAAGTTGTGATGGATAATAATTTTAAAAAGATATGTAAACGATGTGGGAAGGAAATCCCAATCAGTTTACCAATATCAAATAGTTGTTTAGATTGTTTAATTAAAAGGAGTAAGAAAAAATGAAGTATTTGTATTTCTCAGCCCAATGGTGTGGTCCGTGTAAAACATTAGGACCAATAATGAATGAGGTATCATCTCATATTGAAGTAGAAAAAATAGATGTAGATTTAGATTATGAAAAAGCACAAAAATACGGAGTTAGGAATATTCCAACAGTTGTGTTAGTAGACGGTGTTACAGAAGTTAAACGATTTATTGGTGTTCAACCACAACAAAATTACATTAATGCAGTAAAATAAATTTGGATAATTGAAAAAAAAGTTGTATATTAGTAATAAGTTACGAAATCGTAAGCGTATGGCATTAAGAGGTGAATCACATCCACAACATAAATTAACTGAAGAACAAGTTTACACAATACGAAAACTATGGAAAGTAGGGCATCGTAATGTTAGAGTGTTGGCAAGAAACAATGGAGTTTCACCTGCTAACATCCGTAGAATAGTTAAGAATGAAACGTGGACACATCTCTTAGTAGGTGATTTCGATAAATATCAGTAATGAAGGAAGTAGGGAAGAATTATTGTGATACATCAAAATTATCAATAAGAAAGATTTCCAAATCCGTAGCAAAAGATATAGTGATAAAGAATCACTATTCCCATCTATGGACTAAGGTATCTTACGCTATTGGGTTGTATATTGAAGATGATTCACATCAGTTTTTCAACACTTCAGAAAAACTTATTGGTGTTGCTTGTTATGGAGACCCAATCGGAAGATTGAGTGGTCAATCAATTACACCTTTATTAGATAGAACTGAAGTATTAGAATTAGTTAGAGTATTTGTATTTGATGATTATGGTTCAAATATAGAGAGTTGGTTCTTAGGTAAAACCTTTCAATGGTTAAGAGAGAACGCACCACATATCAAAGGATTGATATCATACTCAGACCCTAAAGAGGGGCACAACGGAACTATCTATCAAGCAACGAATTGGATTTATCAAGGTGATAAGTTACGATTCAACGATAGTTGGAGTTTTAAGTTTAGTGAAGATGGGGAATGGCAGCATGGGAGAACGATATTTCCATATTATGGTACTAACGACCCAAAGAAAATCCAACAACAGATTGATAAACCATTTTGGATTCGTAAAGAACCTCGTAAACATCGATATGTTTACATTCTTGCAAAGGGTGGTGAAAGAAGGAAGTTACTTAAAACATTAAAACATCCAACTTTACCATATCCAAAAAATGAAAACGAAATAGAATTAGAAATTAAAAAATTAGAACCAATTGAAAGAAGAAGGTAAACATTATTGTGATTCCACTAAAGTTAGTGTAGCACCAATAGCTAAATCAATAGCAAAAGATATAATCGTAAAGAAACATTATACCCACGCATGGACATCTTGTCGATACGCATTGGGTGTATATTATCAAACTGATGAAGTTGATGTATTCGGTAATTCTCAGAAATTAATTGGTGTAGCAATCTATGGGTTTCCAGTCGGAGCAAAAGCACCCACATCAGTATGTGATGGATTAACAAAAGATAATATATTAGAATTAACTCGCTTATACTTAGATGATGGGTATGGTTCTAATATTGAAAGTTGTGCATTGGGTAAAACATTCCAATGGATTAGAGATAACGATAAAAACATCAAAGTATTATTATCATATGCTGATAACGGACAAGGACACGTTGGTGGTATTTACAAAGCAACTAATTGGATATATCAGGGGTTATCAACTGATATAGCACTTATGCCTAATTGGGGTATCTCACTATCCAAAGACCCGTATGATTGGATTCATAGTAGAACTGTTTATAATCTATGGGGTAGTGGTAATTTAGAACATCTTCGTAGAGAGATTGGTAAAGAAGGACATACTGAGTTTTGGAGAAGAGAAGAACCACCAAAGCATCGATACATCCAAATTATAGCTCAGAATAAAAAAGAGAAAAAGGATTTATATAAAAGGTTAAAACACGAAACTAAACCTTATCCTAAAACAGCATCTGATTACAATACAGATATTGTACACCATACCACCTATGCACCAGAAGAATCTAATGAAATAAATTTTTGGTAAATAATTTGGTGGTTATAAATAATTTTTGTATATTAGTAAGTATAAATAAATAATAAAGTATGAGTAAGTTTTTTACAGACCCAACTGCATCAAAGGAATATAAGTTTAGATGTTTGATATATCCAAACATCACATTTCAGAAAGATTTTTATAAAGATAGTTTTTATATCATAATGTCAAATATCCTAAAACATTTGACCAAACTTAGACCTGATATACATTTTACTATATTAACTCCAGAAATAATGCCTGGCTTTCAATATGAAAGTGTTGAACAGGTTTTATTCAAATGGCCTACTTATCCAAATGAAATGCGCCAACACTTTGATACATTCGCTATAAAGAAGGTAACTGATTATAAAACAAAAGATTGGGATTTTGTGTATAGTTACCTACCCGAACATACTTTACTTTTAGAAAATCACTTTTATAATACAACAAATCAAAGACCTGTATTCTTTGGATATAGTCCATATATTGAAATTCCAAAAACAACAAAGTATGATTCAAGCTTATTGAGAAACCATTATGCTGGGTTGATGTCTATGAACACTTGTGGAGTAACTTCAGAAGCAGTTAAAGATACAATTATTGAAAATGCTAAATTGTGTTTGCCAGATTCTGATATTGAGAAACTTAAAGATATTATACTAGCAATGCCAAGAGGATGGGATAATGTAGAGGGGCCAAGAAAAGAAGCTCAAACAGACCCAAAGATTATTGTGTTTAATCATAGGGCTAACTCATATAAAAGTTATGATTGGTTTTTACTTCAAATGGATGAACTTTGGAAGAAACGTAAAGATTTTAAAGTGTGGGTGCCTTTAGCAGATACACAAGATAGAGAATATATCTATAATGATAAATTTGATAGACAGGGGTATTTTACCGAACTATCAAAGTGTTGGGTTGGTGTTTGTGGTCAATCACATCATACAGGTTGGGCTAATTCAGCAGCTGATGGTATGGCGGTGGGTGTTCCATATGTTTTCTATGATGCTGAATATTACTCACTATATAGTGAAGATGCTGGGTTATATTTTAAAACCGATACGGAATTCCAAACTATGATTAACAATGTATTGGATGATACGTCTTTAAGAAACGAATATTCAGAGAAGTGTAGAATTTTAGGTGAAAAGAACTCATATGAAGCTATTGTTAAAAAACACTATGCACCAAACTTTGTTCAAGCAGAATCTAAATTAAAAATGGTTGGTGAAGATGCTGATGGTTATAAGAGAATTGTAGAGTATATAAAAAAGGTAAAAAGTGTATCCAAAGCTAATTTATTATCTTATCTAAATTGGGGAAAGGGTATCCCATTTAATATCTACAGAAACAGATTAAGAACACATCCAAATATCAGATTGACTAAATCTGGATATGAGTGGATTAATTAAATAGTACTATATGTATCAAAATGTATATTATGAAAAAGAAGGTGGTATCTTCCATTGTTGGGATGATAGAAAGGGTTATTTCACATCTAAATATAGAAATTATGCCTATGTAAAGGATGGTAATGGTTCTCATGAATCAATTCACGGAGATAGATTAAAGAAGATTAACTTTTGGAAAAACGAAGATAATCTCAAACTATACGAATCCGATGTGAATGAAATGACTCGTTTCTTAATCGACCAGTATGGGGATTCCGATGAGGTATCTGATGGGCATGTTGTAATGACATTTGATATTGAGGTTGAGATGAATAGTGGATTGCCGGATACAGATAAGGCTGAGAACACAATGACTTCTGTGGCATTCCACGATTCAGCTACCAATGATTATTATGTATATGTACTAAGTGAGGGTGAAGAGATAAACAAAACTATCAAAGGAGCTAGGGTTCGTTCATTTAGAACTGAAGAAGATATGTTGGTAGCATTTCTAAATGCTTGGGAAGAGATTTCACCAACTATTATTACGGGATGGAATATTGATTTCTTTGATGTTACATATCTTTACAATAGATTAAAGAGAGTATTAGGTACTAAACAAGCAAATAGATTATCACCAATCGGTAAAGTTCATTGGAACAAATATCGTAAGAGATATCTAATCGCTGGAGTATCTGCATTAGATTACATCGCTCTTTATAAAAACTTTACATATACCCAACTTCCAAATTACAGATTAGATACAGTAGCTCAAAAAGAGTTGAGTAGGGGTAAGATTGAGTATGAAGGAAACCTTGACCAATTATTCAGAGATGATATTGAGAAGTTTTGTGAGTATAACTTAGTTGATGTTGAGTTGGTAGTGGATATGGATAGGAAACTACAATTCATTGATTTAGCTAGAGCAATCTGTCATGCAGGCCACGTTTTCTATGAGGATTTCTTATTCTCATCGAAATGGTTAGAAGGGGCTATTCTTACATTCCTTAGAAGGAGTGGTAGGGTAGCTCCCAACAAACCTCAACGTATGGGTAAAAATGCCGATGGTTCTGATGGTGAAGAAAAGTTTACTGGTGCATATGTAAAACAACCAAAGCCAGGTCTTTACAAATGGGTTTATGATTTGGATTTAACATCACTATACCCATCAATCATTATGAGTATCAATATCTCACCTGAAACTAAGATTGGTAAGGTAAAAGGTTATACTGCTGAATCACATATGAAAAGTGAGATGGATTCTTACACTATTGTAGATGATAATGGTAGAGAATCGAAATCAATGCCAAAAGAGAACTTTGTTAACTTTATTGAACAACAGAAACTATCGATAGCATCCAATGGGGTGTTGTATTCGCAAGATAGAGTTGGTATTATACCTGAGATACTTAATGTATGGTTCGATAAAAGGGTAGAGTATAAAGACCAAATGAAGAAGTTTGGTAAAGCTGGTAATGATGAGAAGTATAAGTTTTTTGCTCAAAGACAGTTAGTACAAAAGATTATGTTGAATTCCCTTTACGGAGTATTGGGATTACCATCATTCAGATTCTATGATGTTGATAACGCAGAAGCAGTAACACTTACAGGTCAAACTGTAATTAAAACTACTGAGATGATTGCTAATCAATACTATAGTAAAAACATTGGTGAAACTAAGGATTACAACATATATGTTGATACTGATTCTGTATTCTATGAAGCAGCTCCTTTGGTAAAAGCTCGTAATCCTAAAATTGATGTAACATCAGATGAACAAATGATTCCAGCTATTTTGGAAGTAGCGCAAGAAGTTGAGAAACATATCAACAAAGTTTATGATTCGATGGCATTAAAAATGTTTAATATCCATTCACATAGATTTGATATCAAACAAGAAACTATCGCTAAGGGTGGGTTTTGGGTATCTAAGAAACGATACGCTCAATGGATTATCAATGATAATACTGTAGATTGTGATAAGTTAGATGTAAAAGGGTTGGATGTAAAACGTTCATCATTCCCAACTTACTTTAAAGAAGTTATGAGTACTGTGTTGATGGATATTCTAAAGGATGAGAGTAAAGATAAAATTGATGAGTATATTCTTAGAAAGAAAGATGAGATGGAAAAAACAAACTTTATCGATATAGCTAAGAACTCAGCAGTTAAAGGTATGAGTAAGTACACATTTAAGAATCAAGCATTGGGAGAGTTTATGAAAGGAACACCAGCGCATGTTAAAGCAGCACTTACTTACAATCAACTATTAAAATATTTCAAAGCAGCTTACAAATATGAACCAATGAAAGATGGTGATAAGATTAAGTGGGTGTATTTGAAACCTAATCCATTAGGATTAGACTCCGTTGGGTTGACGGGATATAACGACCCAAAACAAATTTTGGATTTGGTAGAACAACATATAGATTATGATTTAATTTGGCAAAAAGAGTTAGAGAATAAGTTAGATGATTTCTATAAAGCTATGAGTTGGGAGAAACCAAATCCGAATTTAGCTAAGGCATCACAATTTTTTGGATTTTAATTTGGATAATTCAAAAAGTTTTTGTATATTTGTGTAACAATAATTAATAATAAGTAAAATTTATGAAGAAAGCAAGTCTTGAACAGTTCATTAACCGATATAATCTCGGTGGTGAAGTAGAATCGGTAAAGATTACCTCTACTGATTCAGAAATGAAGGTAAGTTTTATCTCAGATGATAAAACATTACTTGGGGAAGTAACTTCGAAAGAAGGAGAATTTCCAAATGGTGAGTTTGGTGTTTATACAACATCACAACTTAAAGCACTCTTAGGAGTATTAGAATCATCTATGGATGTTGATTCAACAGAATCTTATATTAAGTTTTCTGATAAAGGAACTTCTGTAAACTATATGTTAGCAGATTTATCTGTTATTCCTGTAGTACCAGATTTGAAAGCAGTTCCACCGATGAATGTACAAATCACATTAGATGATGATTTTACATCTAAGTTCATCAAATCTAAAGGAGCTCTTAGTGAATCTGATACTTTTACATTCGAATGTAAAGGTGGTAAGGGAGAGATTATCTTAGGGTACTCATCAATCAACACAAACAGAATTTCTATGAAAGTAGAATGTAAATGTGATGGAGATGTATCACCTATATCATTCTCAGCTAAATATTTGAAAGAGATTTTGAATGCTAATAGAGGTTCTAAATCAGCTAACCTACAGATTTCATCGCAGGGATTAGCAAACATCGAATTTGAGAAGGATAATTTAACATCTAAGTATTACTTAGTAGAGATAAAGTAAGTATATGAATTTTTGGGATACAGAGCCGGCTAAACCAGTATTTGATTACGATACTCAGAGAAAAGAGTTAATCGAAAATATGGATTACCTTGCAGCAATGACTGTTGAAGAACAAACACTTTACAAAAAGTGGGTTGAGTTGCAAGAACCTAATATGATTAGAGATAAATCTTTGATTTCTGAATTGTATGATACACAATGGATGCCGAAAGATATTAATAATTTGGAACAAACTATCAAAGAGATTGAAGAGTTAGAACCATATGTTGAAATCTTAGATGACCCCAAAGAATCTACTAAGTGGACTTATGTTAGAAAGATGATTCACACTATGGGATTTACCGCTAATCCTGGTCGTAACGTTAAGATTAATGTTAAAGATAGGAAGAGTGGTAAACTCTTAGGACAGATTTCATTAGCATCCGATGTAACATCAATGGCAGTTAGAGATAACTACATTGGGTGGAGTAAGGATAATAAGTTTAAAGATGGAAAACTGAATCATACTACAATAGCATCTACAATTGTATGTACTCAGCCATTAGGATATAATTTTTTAGGTGGGAAGTTGGTTGCTATGATGACTACTGTTCCTGAAGTTAGAAACCTTTGGAAAGAAAAGTATGGGCAAACTCTAATCGCAGTTGGTACAACATCGTTATATGGAATACATTCTCAGTACAATGGTATTCCACATTTCAAAACACTCGGAGAATCCGCTGGTAAAATATCTTTGAAACCTGATGATAAGTTCTATGAACCTTGGCATCAATGGATTAAAGAAAACAGAGCAGAGTGGTACGAAACTGCTATTACGAATGAAAGAATCCGTAATGGTAAGAGTATGGGTGTAGCAAGTGGGCCTGTGAGTGGTATCAAACAAAAGATTCTTGGACAGATATTCAAAGAATGTGGTATCAAACAATCAGAGTATCATCATGGTTTTAAAAGAGGTGTATATCTCGCTATGATGTATGAGAATGGACCTGAGTATCTTCGTAAGGAGATTGAAGAGGATGAGTTGGTGATGAAAAAGAAGTTTACTGAAGGTGTTGATTATATTAATCGATGGTGGAAGAAGAAGGCTATCAAACGATACACTAAACTACATTCAGAAGGTAGATTGAAACCAGAACATCTGTTTTATATAGATGCTATTGGTATGAGTTGGGAACAAATGAAAGCTAAATATTTAAAAGAAGTCGGAAGATAATGAATAATACAGAAAATACATTGTGGGTTGAGAAATACAGACCCGATACATTAGAAGGGTATGTTGGTAATGAACATATCTTACAGAAAGTAAAAATCTATATAGAGAATGAGGATGTACCCCATCTACTCTTATATGGACAAGCTGGTACGGGTAAAACCACATTAGCTAAAATCATTACAAACCAAATTGATTGTGATGTTATGTACATTAATGCATCTGATGAAAACTCAGTAGATGCAGTTAGGGATAAGATTAGAGGGTTCGCATCTTCTATGGGATTCCGTAAGTGGAAAGTGGTTATATTAGATGAATCTGATTACTTAACACCAAATGCACAGGCAGCACTTCGTAATCTGATGGAAACATTCTCAAAAACTACTAGGTTTATTTTGACTTGTAACTATGTAGAGAAAGTGATTGACCCGATTCAGAGTAGATGTCAAACATTTGGAATTACACCACCATCTAAGAAAGAGGTGGCTATGAGATTAAAGGATATCTTAGATAAAGAAGAAGTTAAATACGAAATGAGTGATTTAGCAATCTTAGTAAATAGTGGATATCCTGATATTCGTAGAGTTCTAAATGCAGGACAACGACAGGTTATTAAGGGTGAACTAATGATTGATAAAACATCAACGATTCAAGCAAACTATATGGATGAAGTATTAACACTACTTAAATCAAATGGGGGTGTAAAGGATATCTTTACATCTGTTAGAAAAGTGATAGCTGATTCAAAGGTTAAAGATTTTACACCATTTTACAGATTTATGTATGATAATGTAGATGATTACGCAAATGGTAAAGTGGGTAATACAATACTGAAGATTGCAGATGGACAGTATAAAGATGCATCTGTAGTAGATAAGGAGATTAATATTATGGCTATGATGCTAGAAATAATAATCGATATAAAACAATAATTAATTTAAAAAAGGAAAACGTTATGGCAACATCACAACAATTATTCGAACAGATAAAAGATTTATTTGTAGAATTTGAAACAGAACACAATGGTACAACTAAAGCATCTAAAGGTAGAGCTAGGAAAGCTATTGGTGAAATCAAAAAATTAGTAACAGATTACAGAAAAGTATCAGTAGAAGAGAACAAGTAATTATGGGAAAAGGTAAAGGTAAAGGAAGAGTGATTGGTATGGGTGGTAACCCACAACAACCACCACAAGCCCAAATGAAATTAGACCCAACAAAACTTCCAACAGTTAGTTGTGAGAATTGTGATTCTATCTTTTGGGAAGAAGTAACAATGTTTAAAGAAGTTCCAGCGGTTCAATCACCGAATGGGCAAAAATCAATGTTACCGATTCCTGTAGTTAGATGTGCAGAGTGTGGGCATGTATCGGAGAAGTTTTTACCTAAAGAATTACTACCTTAATGGCGAAGAAATCAGAAAATACTGTGAAAGCTAAGACTATCTTTCAACATCTGAGTGGTATAAAGGAGAAGAAAGAATCTTGGACATCTCTATCGGATATGGACAAGAAATCTTTCTCACCTTTTATCATTAATAGATGGTTGAGTATGAATTTAGATTTGTTACCTATTGTAAATATATTACAAAAGTACACAATCGGATTCCTATCAGCTAGAGATGTATATAAAGTATATTTGGATTTTTTACCAAAAAAGAAAACATTTGATAAATACATCAAAGGTAGTAAATCGAGTAAGTATAACAAAGAATGTTTAGAGTATCTATCACAATGGTATGGAGTATCTCAAAGAGAGGTTACTGATTATTTAGAAATCCTATCAAACGATGATGTGATAAATATCCTAATGAAATATGGTTTAACGGAAAAAGAATCAAAAAAATTATTAAAAAAATGAGCGAAAATTTAGAAACAATGATGACGGGTTCAGATAACCCAAATCAATTAGAATTAGATTTAAACTTTGAAAATGACCCATCATATTGGAATTTCAGAGTTTGTAAGTATAAAGATGAAAGTGGTACTGATGTGTATGGAATACATGAGGTTCAATATAATGTAGAAAACAAAATTGTAGGATATGGTGAATATCCAACAGAAGTTTTTGGTAACAATATAGATGACCTAAAAACAGGTGTAGAAAAACTACAAGACGCATTTAAAAAGGATGTATTGGATTTACCTATAACAGAATAATATGGCAGAAATACTAAGAGAAGCAAAATCGAAAGTAGTCCATAATGGTGAACGTACTATAACCAAAAACAAAGAAGAAAATGCAATTCAATATTGTGAAAGATTGTATCCTGAAACTACAAAGGAATTCAAAAAGATATTGGATGAGATGTATGTAACCTTTTGTAAGAAACAAAGGAACTACGGACCAGGTAATATCTCAGTTGGAACTAATTTAGAATCTGATGAGGATATTAAATTATCCTTAGTTGGATTATGGTTCAGAAAAAACGATAAAATACAACGATTAAAACAATTAGTTGTATTAGGACAGCCGGATGAGGTTGGTGAGAATATCCAAGATACTTATGAAGATTTATCAGTATATGGAATTATATCTCAAATAGTCCAAAGAAAAAAGTGGGCTAAATAATTGTTAAAAATTAACAATTTAATAACATTAAAATTTGGTAAATACAGTAATTTTTCGTATATTAGTACTGTAATAATAGATATAATTGTATGAAAGAATCAAAGATAAGTAACGTATTTACCTTTGGGGTCAAAGAACCTCAACCCAATGATGTTAAGGTATCATATTCTCAATATACAATGTATGCCAACTGCCCACATCAATGGAAGTTGAATTATATGGATGGTAATCGTTCATTTGACCCATCCATACATTTGGTATTTGGTACTGCTATGCACGAAGTTCTGCAAGAGTGGTTAGATACATTGTACAACAACTCTATTGATGAGGCTGCTAAATTGGATTTAGGTAAGATGTTATACGAACATATGGTTACTGAATACAAAAAGATGAGAGAACAGACTGGAGTAGAATTCAGTAACTCATCTCAGATGGAAGAGTTCTTAGAGGATGGTATCGCTATACTCAATGAGGTTACTAAGAATAGAGTTGATTACTTCAATACCCGTCATATGAATTTGGTGGCTATTGAATTACCAATATACTCTAAAGCATTAGATTCTCACAATGTATATATGAGAGGATTCTTAGATTTAGTATTCGAAGATACATACGAAAACAAACTACAGATTTGGGATATCAAAACATCTACTAATGGGTGGAACAAATATCAAAAAGCTGATAAAACCAAAACAGCACAATTGGTGTTGTATAAGAAGTTCCTATCAGAACAATTCGGATATCCATTGGATAGAATCAGTACAAAATATTTTATCGTAAAACGTAGGTTGATGGAAGGTATGATGTTCGCTCAGAAGAGAGTACAAACATTTGAACCTGCTAGTGGTAAACCTACCTTAAATAAGATTACTAAGAGTTTCGAAGATTTTGTTAGGAACGCATTCAATGAGGATGGTTCATACAAAACAGATTCAGAGTTCCCAGCTATGGCAGGTAAGAACAATAAGAATTGTAAGTGGTGTCCATTCAAAAACGATTTTGATAGTTGTCCCAAAGAAAATAGACATAAAGTATGAGAAAGTTAATGTTATTATTACTACCTGTTTCATTTGGAATGGGTGGTACACAAACACAACCAATTTCAGTTGAACCATTAGAACCAACTAAGATTGAGGTGAAAGTAGTTGAACCCACATTCGTAAAACCAACATATACCTTAGATGTTAACCCATTGATTCAAGCGATGATTATGGTAGAAAGTGAGGGTAATGATTCTGCTTATCATAAAGGAGAAAAAGCAGCAGGTTGTTTACAAATCAGACCTATTATGGTTAGAGAAGTAAATCGTATATTAGAGATTCAGAAATCTGATTTAGAATATACATTAGAGGATAGATGGAGCAGAGACAAATCGATTGAAATGTTTCACATCGTAAATGGTTATCACAATAAAAATAGTACATATGAAGAAATCGCAAGAGCTTGGAATGGTGGTCCGAACTGGTTTAAGAAAAGTCTTACAAAAAGATATTGGAAACGGGTACAAAAGCAACTTAAAAAACAACAAAAAAATGAACGTAGCAATACTGAGTTCACCAAAGTATGAGAACGTTAGAAAATTAAGAGAGTTTCTTTTTAACATCAAAGAGAAAATGGGAACGGATGTTAATATTATAACGAGAGGTAATAAAGATGGTGGTGAAAAATATATAAGAAAATACGCAATAGAGTTTGGATTTAGATACACAGAATATAACCCAGCCCATACAGTTAGAAACTTATATAGTGGAATGAGTGATGAATATTATTCCAAACCATTTCATCCAACCCAAACGCTACATCAGTATGATTGTGTTGTGAAACACGCAGATAAGTTTTTTTACTTTGGTGGTATTAAACCATCGGAACAAAAACACTTTGAAAAATTGTTAGTAAGATTTGGAAAAAAAGTGAATTATATAAATTAATTATTATATTTATTACAAAAGAAAACAAGTTATGAGTAAAGAAAATAAGAAACCTCTTATACTTCTGTTATCAGATGATTTAAGGTTACATAGTGGTATCGCTACTATGTCTAAGGAGATGGTACTCCATACAGCACATAAATATGATTGGTTACAAGTTGGAGCAGCGGTGAAACATCCTGATGAGGGTAAGTTTTTCGATGTATCTGATGATGTAAATGAAGAATTGGGAATAGACCACGCATCTGTTAGAATCATTCCCCAAAGTGGATATGGTAATCAAGACTTAATTAGACAGATTCTAATTAATGAAGATGTGAAAGCTATATTACACTTTACAGACCCACGTTTTTGGGGATGGTTGTATGCTATGGAAGATGAGATTCGTAAGCATGTTCCAATATTATATCTAAACATTTGGGATGATTTGCCAGACCCGATGTGGAACGCTCCATTCTATGGAAGTTGTGATTTACTTATGAGTATCTCAAAACAAACATATGGTATCAATAAGAGGGTGATGGAGAAGTATGGTGAACACTATGATGATTGGCAGATGAAATATGTACCACATGGTGTATCAGAGAAGTTCAAACCAATTTTCAATACACTTGATGGTAAGGAAAAGATTCAGAGAATGAGACAAAGACTAGGGATTCCTACTTATAAAGATTTTATTCTACTATGGAATAATCGTAACATTAGAAGAAAAAGTCCTGGTGATGTAATATTGGCATACAAAGAATTTTGTGATACTCTAACAAAAGATGAAGCTAAGAATTGTTTATTATTATTACATACACAACCTGTAGATGAAAACGGAACTAATCTTGTAGAAGTGATTGAAAATGTTTGTCCCGATTACGATATACAATTTACCAATAATCAGTTCAGTACAAAAGAATTAAATACATTGTATAACTTAGCAGATGTAAATCTAAATATTGCATCCAACGAAGGTTTTGGATTGGCGAGTTGTGAGGCAGTAAATGCAGGAACTCCAATAATTGTTAATGTTACAGGTGGATTACAAGACCAATGTAACTTTACTATTGATGGTAAATATATAACTGCTGATGAATACATTGAGATTGGTTCATTACATAATAGAAAAAAGTTACCACAAAATTTAAGTTGGGGTAGTTGGGTAAATCCTGTATGGCCATCTAATCGTTCATTACAAGGTTCACCACCAACACCATACATTTTCGATGATAGATGTTCTTATGAGGATGTGGCAAAAGCAATTAGACAGTGGTATGATACATCACCAGATAGAAGGATTGAATGTGGATTGGAAGGTTCGGAGTGGATGAAATCAAAAGAAGCTGGTATGAGTGCTAAGAATATGGGTGAGAGATATATCGATGCAATTGATGGGGTATTTAAGAATTGGAAACCAAAAACAGAATTAGTATTATGGAAAGTATAAAGAAAACGTGTATAGTTAGTTGTCCAATATCTACTAGAAGTGGGTATGGTTCAAGAAGTAGAGATTTTGTAAGAGCTCTGATATTAGCAAGACCAGATTGGGATATTCAGATTCTATCTCAGAGATGGGGTCAGACTCCAATGGATGCTCTTAAAGTTGGTAAAGATGATGATTTATTAAATAGAATACTAATTCCACAAGGTAATGAGGCAAAACCAAACGTATGGATTCAGATTACAGTTCCAAACGAATTTCAACCTGTAGGTGAATATAACATTGGTGTAACTGCTGGTGTTGAAACAACTGTAATGCCACCTGAGTGTTTAGAGGGTATGAATCGTATGGATAAAGTTCTTATCTCATCTAATTTTGGAAAACAATGTGCTGAAAATACTGTATTTGATAAAAAGGATGAATCAACTAAAAAAGTAGTGGGTACTTTAAGATGTGAAAAACCTGTTGAAGTATTATTTGAAGGTTATGATACCAAAATATATGATAATAAAGCTCCATCAGAACCAAGAATTAATGATACATTATCTAAGATTAGTGAATCATTTTGTTTCTTATTCGTAGGGCATTGGTTAAAAGGTGATTTTGAGCAAGATAGAAAAAATGTAAGTGGATTGATTTGGACATTCTTACAAGCGTTCAAAGGTAAGAAGAACCTACCAGCATTGATTCTAAAGACGAGTGCGGGTGGTACATCATTACCAGATAGAGATAGAATTAGAAAAATTATCAAAGATATTAGAAATAGATTAGATGGTAGATTACCAAACATATATCTATTACATTCTGATTTAACGGATAAAGAAATGAATGCACTTTACAATCACCCAAAGGTGAAAGCGCATGTTTCATTTACGAGAGGTGAGGGATTTGGTAGACCTTTATTGGAAGCAACAATTAGTGGTAAACCAATGGTAGTATCAGCATGGAGTGGTCATATGGATTTCTTAAATCCTGATTATGTTTCTTGTATTACAGGTAAGATGGATGACGTACATAAAACTGCAGCTGATAAGTTCTTATTAAAAGAATCACAATGGTTTACAATTGATTATTCAGTAGCTGGTGGTACTATGAAAGATATTTATAAGAACTATAAACCATACTTAGAGAAATCACGTAAACATAGACAGTACACAAAAGAAAGATTTACATTTGAAAAAATGGTAGAGTTGTTAGATACTTATTTAAAAGATGCAGATAGTAAACCCCAAACAGTTGGGCTATCACTACCTAAACTTAAAAAAGTAAATAAGAACGTTGAACCACCAAAGGTGAGTTTACCTAAACTAAAGAAAGTTAAATAGTGGGATATTATAATACACATTTAAGAAAAACATCAGACCAGACCGGAATTAGTAAATCTAAAATTGAACGGGGTATGGTGATTAAGTGTAAATACCAACGAAAAGATAAGGTATTGAAACCATATCTTATTTTTGTATTACAACCTAAATGGCCAAACACAACAAAAGGTAAACTGCATGGATTATCATTAGATAATATACCACCAGGTAAGTTTTTAGAAATCGCAGAAATCTATGAAGAAATCATATCAGTATCTCCAAAGGTAAAAAAATTAGATTTACCTAAGATTAGAATTAATGAGGCCTCTAAAACATTTTATACTTCTGAAATTAAAACTGAAAAACAATTAACAGCAGCTTATAGAACATTTAATTTATTAGAACTAAGTTCTATTATGGCGGTTAATTACGATTGGGGTAGGTTTGATATGATTGATACAAGAGAAAAGAGAAGAAAGATAGAAGAAGAAGCTAGGGAACGTAGAGATAACAACGTAACTAACTGATAATCAGTAAGTTAGCTGTGATAGTGAACACGATTGAAAATAATCGTTATAATGTTTGTTTAATTCAACATTTTTTTGTATATTAGTATCAATAATAAAACGTTATGAAAATAAGTTATGCAGTTACAGTATGTAATGAGTTTGTAGAAATACAAAAACTCATACCATTCCTTTTGAAACATAAAAGGTATGAAGATGAAATCGTAGTTCTATACGATTCTAAAAATGGTTCTAAATCAGTTGAAGATTTCCTAAGAGCAAAATCCGTAAATGGTGAATTCCAGTGGCATGGTTCAGAGTTCGATGGACACTTTGCTAATTGGAAGAACAAACTTACAGATTTGTGTAATGGTGATTGGGTATTTCAAATCGATGCAGATGAGATTCCAAATGAGGTATTGATAGAAAATCTACATGAGATTCTAACAAGAAACACTACAGTTGTTGAGGTTGTATTAGTTCCAAGAGTAAACACAGTAGAAGGATTAACTGATGAACATATCCAAAAGTGGGGATGGAGAGTAGATGAGAAAGGTTGGGTTAATTGGCCTGATTTTCAATATAGATTGTATAAGAAATCTCCAAACATCAGATGGCAGAATAAAGTACATGAAGTATTAGAAGGATTCAAAACAATATCACATCTACCAATAGATGAAGATTTGGCATTGTATCATCCAAAAGAAATTAAAAGACAAGAGAAACAAAACGCATATTACGATACATTATGATTAGAGTGGGTATAGTTGGAAGGGGTTACTTCGGTAGAAAAATATTCAAAACCCTATCTAAAAAGTTTGATATCAAATTTCATACTGGTAAAGATATGAAAGTAACTTATGATGTTGATTGGGTTGTTATAGCAACTAGTGTAGAATCACATTATGAATTATGTAAACATTTTATCTTAAAAGGTATTAATGTATTTGTAGAAAAACCAATGACATTATCATACTCTGATTCAAAGGAATTATTTGAGTTAGCAGAACAAAACAATGTAAAGATTTATGTTGATGATGTTTTTAGATTTACACAGGGGTTTTGGAATCTAACACAACAACCACAAACTACTAATGAACCACTTTATTTCAATTGGGATAAGTATGGTTCATTCAATGATACTATATATAATGCTTTAACATATCATGATATTTATATGGCATTATCAATGGGATATGATTTGAGTGGTGATATTAATTTTGAAACTAATAGAGTAAATCACAAATCATTTAGAATAGGTAAAGTTCATTTTACATATGATAGAACTAATCAGAAAAAAGAAAAAACAGCATCTGTAAATGGTTACACATTTGATTTCAGAACTAATCTAAATCCATTGGATACTATGTTTGAAAATGTGTTTAATGGTAGTGTTGATTTTCATGCCAATAACTCATTAGCATTAGAATCACAAAAAGTATTAGATAGATTACATAAAATTAAACCCAAAGTTGCAGTAGTAGGTGCTGGTATATTCGGAATCACATCAGCACTTAAATTAAGTGAAAATTTAGATGTAACTCTATTTGAAAAAAATGATGATATACTTCAAAATGCTAGTTCCATAAATCAATACAGATTACATAGAGGATATCATTATCCACGTAGTATAGAAACGGCATTAACATCTAAAGAAGGAACAAAAACATTTTCAAAATTCTTTGATGGTGTTGAGATATTTGATACCGAACAATATTATGCAATAGCATCAATGGGTTCTAAAGTATCACCTTCTGAATACGAATCCTTTATGAAGAAATGTGGATTACATTATAAAGAAACTGAAAGTGATTTAGTTACAACTAATGTAGCTGCATTATATGAAGTAGATGAGGGGTTATTTGACCCAATTTCGTTGTATATGAAATGTAATGAACACTTAAATGATTCCAACGTAGATTTAAGATTGAATACACCATATAGTAGTGATTTTAGTAAAGATTTTGATTATGTTGTAAATTGTACATATTCAAATTTGAATGAGGTGTTTGGTGGTGATACTGAATATCAATTTGAGGTATGTGAGAAGCCGGTGGTGAGGTTACCATCTAAATACAAAGGTAAAGGTATTGTTGTTATGGATGGCCCATTCACTTGTATCGACCCATATTCTAATACGGATTATCACGTAGTAGGTAACGTTGTACACGCAATCCATTCTACAAATATTGGTAAGTATCCAGCAATTAGTGGTGAACTCAATAAACTCTTAAACAAAGGTGTTGTAAAGAATCCATCTGTAACAAAATTCCCATTGTTCAAAGAATCTCTAAAGCAGTTCTTTGGGATAGATGAGGTGGAACACATTGGTTCAATGTACACTGTAAGAACTGTACTTGCAAACAGAGATTTTGATGATGCCAGGCCTTCGATTGTAAAGAAAGAATCGATTGGTAAATATTCATTATTTTCAGGTAAGATATCAACAGCCGTTGATACATCCAATGAATTGAATCAGTACATAATGAAGCAATAATATGATATTTTATAGAACATTGGATAATAAGATATATAATGTAGGTGAAGTTCCAAATGTAGGATTTCCACTAAACGATGCATCATATATACCCGATGAGTACTTAGATGGGCAGAACTTTATAATTCTAAGAACTTGTTTTGGGTTGGGTGATTGGGGAATCATATCAGCATTTCCAAAGAAGTTAAAAGAGAAATATCCTGATTGTAAGGTATGGATTCCTTCACCAAAATTACTAAAACAAATGTTTGGTAGTATGGAATCAAATTGGAGTTCGTGGGATGACCCATTTCAAGTAGTTCATACTATATTTGATAACAACCCATACGTTGATGGATTCATTGATGAATTTAAAGGAGAAGTATTCAACGACCATTATAGATTATATGAAACTCCAAAAGAAGATGTACCATTGTTAGAACAGATTCTAAAGTTCTGGCAATTTGATAACTTTGATGGCATCGAGCCTGAAATATATTGGAGTGATTCTGAAAAAGAATTAGGTGATATAATAATCAAAGAACATACAGATGGTAACTTTGGTACATTACTAATAGCTAACAGATACAAAAACGATTCAGTTGATTTGATACAAAACAAATTAGATGAATATGATTTACCTATGTTCTATTGGACTTCTAAAAAAGATAGTGGGTTCAAATTCAAAAAAGCATTAGATTTAAGGCATGTTGATATGAGAATACAAATGTACATAAAATCTAAAGCAGTTTTTAATTTAGGAAATCAATGTGGGGTTAATGATACTATATCAAATTATGCACCTACATTTAGTGTTGTTAAAAACAAACTAAAATCTAATATAGTTAAATCACAAAACTATTTGTACAAATGAGAATAGCAGTTTATACATCAATATTTGGTGGGTATGATAATATCATAGATGACCAATTAAAAATGGATGGAGTTGATTACATTTGTTATACAGATGCTGATATAAAATCCGATACATGGGAAGTTAGGAAATCAACACCACTTTATACAGACCCTACTCGTAATGCAAGAAAGTATAAAGCATTACCACATAGATATTTGAGTGAGTATGATTGGAGTGTATGGATTGATGGTAACATAAAAATACATTCAGATATTAGAACACTATGTAGTGGTAACCCATGTAAGACATATGACCATATGAAAGTATTTGATGCACGAAATTGTATTTACGATGAGGCTAGAGCAATATTAAATTTTGGTAAGATGAATATGGACAAAAAACCACATAAGGGTATAAAGAATTATAAAGATAATCCATCCATTATAAATAAACAGATGGAAAAGTATCACAATGAAGGATATCCACAAAATAATGGTTTAGCTACAACACCCATAGTGGTTAGGAATCATAATAATTCAGATGTTATTAAACACAACGAAGATTGGTGGAGTGAAATGAAATATCATTCAAAAAGAGACCAATTAAGTTTTAATTATATTGCTTGGAAAAATCAATTTAATTTTGTATATTTGGAAGGTGATTCACGAAGTAATGAATACTTTGTGAGTATGGGTAAACATACAGGAAAATAATTATGATATATTCACCAATAAATTTAGATTACTTTTTGAATATGGAAATCGCCAATGGTGGTATCAGTAAACAAATTGTAACATTAAATGGTAAACTAAAAACAATCAGAGATTTAGTTACATATTGGAAGAGTGCTCCTATGCCTGAATTAACACCAGAAAACTCTCAATATTACAATTGTATGATTGCGGGATTTAGAAAGGGTGTAGATAATCATCATGATATAGGATGGGATAAGTTAACAAAAGAATATTATGATTCATTAGAACCAATGGAAGATGATGAGATATCAGATTACTTAGAAGAAACTCCTGTAGAGTTTAGTAATGGTTTTATAAAACATAGTTACCACCGAGCTCTTGCTATGGTTGGTAGATTGATTAGAGGTGAGAGATACATTCCATTTTATATGGAAACATCTCAAATTTACGATTCACCTCGAAAGGTAGATGGGATAATGAGAACCACTAAACTAACATCTAAACTTAAACATTTATCTAAGTTAGATGAGATGGGGATTGATAGAGATGATTATTGTTTATGCCAAAGTTCGATTCTAACTGTTATGGGAATACGAGATAATGATGATTTGGATATAATCATTTCAACTAAATTAAGAAACCAAAACATATCATTTCCACAAGGTATTGATGTATTTGATGCAAATAGAAAGAAGTTTGATTACTTTGGCGCAGATGGTGATGATGATATCTTAGATAATTTCTGTATCACTATAGATGGTTATAAGTTCTTAGAACCTCGATTCTACTTTGCAAGAAAGAATACACATACTGATAGAGATAAAAGTGATTGGAATGGTATCAAACGATTCTTTGATAGAGGTTCTGATTTGGGATTCCCATTCGATAAGATAACGTACAAATGGGGGTTACCATCATTCAGACCTCATATAAATGTAAAGGAATTAGATTTAGAATCTCTTACATTAGTAAAGGATAAATACAATAGAATCGCAGATGGTGTTAATCAAGGTAGAGCAGTTTATGCTGGTGATGGTTACTATGTAAAAATATTTCATCCTGAATATTGTAGATTACAGAACTTTAAAGATGCATTAGATAGTGGGTTCTTAAATGGATTAGCACCTGCATTAACACATCTAATAGAGGATGGTGGTAAGAATATAATAGGATATATTACATTAGCTGGTACGATGTTATCAGAAAACGAAACAGATTTCGATAAAATACCATCTCACTTTTATAGAACAATGATAAGAAATTGTCAGAAACGAAATAAGGTATTTTATGATTTTGTTCCGATTAACATTATAAAAGATAATTACTTTGAACAATATAGTTTAATTGATTTAGAAAGTGTTTACGATTTAGATAAATTAGAAGATATGAAAAAACACAATGCAACATTAAAACCAAAAACATTAATAGAAGATATACAAAGATGAAGAAAATAGGAATAATAGGACAGGGATTTGTTGGTAACGCAATTTATCAGAAGTTTAAAAATTATTATAAAGTATCAACTTATGATTTAGATAGTAATAAGTGTAACTCAACCGAAGAGGAAGCGATGGGGTGTGATGTGGTATTTGTTTGTTTACCAACACCTATGAATCAAAATGGTGAATGTGATATTTCTATTGTTGAAGAGGCAGTAGCTGCTATATCTAATTTGGGTAAAGCTAGTTCTGTAGTAATTAAATCAACTATAGTTCCAGGTACTACTGAATTGTTAAACGATGCATATGATAACATCAGTATTGTATTTAATCCTGAGTTTCTAACAGAAGCAAACGCAGTTAAAGATTTTGAGAATCAAAACAGAATAGTATTAGGTGGGCCACGTCCAACTACCACAAAGATTAAAAGAATTTACACTAAAGTATTTCCTGGCGTTCATATTATCAAAACAGGTTCAACTCATGCTGAAATGATTAAGTATATAACAAATACATTCTTAGCAACTAAGGTTAGTTTCGCAAATGAGATTTATCAGATTTGTAATAAGTTAAGATTAGATTATGATAAAGTAATTGAATATGCAACCTTCGATGAAAGATTAGGTAAATCTCATTGGGCAGTGCCAGGTCCTGATGGTGATTTTGGATATGGGGGACATTGTTTTCCTAAAGATTTGAAAGCAATGATATCATTAGCACATGATTTAAATGTACAACCACGAATACTAACTGCAGTTGATTGTAAAAACAATGATGTTAGAACAGATAGAGATTGGGAAGCGATGAAAGGAAGAGCAGTATCGTGAAAAATGTAGTATTCATACCAAACGTTGATTTAGGTAACGGAAGAAGTACACCATATCACTACTCAGTAAAGAGTTGGAAGAATTGGTGTGATAAGAACGATGTTATCTGTTTAGAGTGGACTGACCCAATTATGGATTCAGATACATTCCCAATCATAATGCAACGAGAATGGGTGTTTGATATCATAGAACATAATGAGATTGATTACGACCAGATTGCAATTGTAGATGCAGATACTATAGTTCATCCTGATTGTCCGAACTTCTTTGAAGAAACAAATCACAACTATTCAGCAGTTGTAAACAATGGTTGTTATGAGTGGGTAACTCGTAGTGTTAGAGAGTGGGGTAAAGCTATGTTTCCAAATGAACCATTGATAAAACCATATGATTATTTTAACACTGGGTTTGTGGTTGTAAACAAAAAACATAAACCATTCTTCGATGAGATAAAAGATTTATATCTAAACAGAGGTGAAGAAATAAAACATTACAGAGATACCATAAAGGCAAGTACAGGCCAAACTATGGTAAACTTTATGTTGAAGAAAAACAATATAGAAGTAACTAAATTATCTGAAGGATATAATCTGCAAGATTTATTTAAAAAGAATTTATTACATATACCTAATCACTCTTGGTTTAGTGATGAATTACATTTTTTAAATGCAGGTTGGGTATATCACTTCAATGCAATTCCACAAAATGATAGACATGTATCTTATTGGATGGAACGAACATATAACGAATTATACAAATGAAGATAGCATTTTTTACAGAGATGGGGTTCAATGGAAAGATTGATAGAAAACACCCAAATATGAGAACTGAGTTTGCTTGGATGTGTTCCTTAGATGCAGACCATTACAATCTCAATGATGCTCCACAGCAATACTATCAATTAGGTATTGTGATTATACCTAAGAAACGACCTGATTTGGTTAATCTATCACATATTAAAAACTTTTGTAAAAATGTAGGTGTGATGCAAGAGGGCCCTTTTTGGTTATTCCAAGATTATGATTTAGAGCAGCAAATACATTATTACAACAATCTAATAGAATCTGATATAATCTTTACTCACAATGAGCAAGATAGAAAATACTATAAGGGATTGACAAATCACAAAGATGTAAGAGTGTTACCATCACTAATGATATCAGATGCAGTTGGTGAGTTACCAACTGAAGATAGAAGTGGTATTATGATTGGTGGTAATATGGTTAGTTGGTATGGTGGGTTTGATTCATTTATGTTAGCAAGTTCAGTTACGGATGAAATCTATCAACCAAAGATGGGTAGAGCACTACCAAACGAACAACAATTAGGAATAACTCAATTACCATATTTACAATGGAGTGATTGGATTAGAGAGTTAAATAAACGTAAGATGGGTATTCATATGATGAGAACACATGCCGCTGGTACATTCGCTCTTAATTGTTCTTATTTAGGTATTCCTTGTGTTGGTTATGGGGAATTAGATACTCAATGGCTACTTCACCCCAATCTATCAGTAAAGAATGGTGATTTAGAAAAAGCAAGAAAATTAGTAAATAAGTTGTGGAATGATTTGGATTTTTATGAAGAAAATTGTATATTAACAAAACAACTATATAAAGAAAGATACAGTGAAGAAGTATTTAAAGAAGGATTAAAGTTATGATAAGTAAAAAAGATATAAGTTTCATTCAACCGAGTAGAAACAATTTAAAATACCTAAAGTGGTCTTATGATTCCATCAGAAAGAATGGTGGGCCCGAACCAACAATATGTGTTGCTGATGATTTCAGTAACGATGGAACTTGGGAATGGTGTGAGGATATGATGGTAAAAGACCCAAACTTCAAAGCAATTAGAAAC